AACTCTTCCAACTTCCAGTACCCCGGCCACAACGGATTGCCACTGGGCAAAATCGCCGGGAACTCCAACACCTCCCACTGGTCGGCCTTCAGATTACTCTGCATCTTTATCAACCGCCCCGCCGGATCATCCGTCTTCCAACGTGTGTTGATCAAAATAATCGCACCACCCGGCTGCAAACGCTGACGAGGACCAGACTCATACCACTCCCACGTGTTCTGCATCGCCGTCTCAGAGTTCGCATCCTGCTCATCCAAGATATCGTCCAAGATGATGATGTCACCCCCTCGGCCCGTCATCGCACCACCCTTACCAATGAAAAACGCCTCACCCCCTTGAGCCGTGTTCCACCGTCCAGCAGCCTTCGAATCCGCCGACAACTGCATGTTCGGGAAAATTTCCTTGTACCGCTCGTCATCCACCAGATTTCGAATCATCCGGCCAAAACGCTGCGCCAACTCCGCCGTGTGCGAACCCACAATCAACTTGCTCTGCGGCAACTTGCCCATCAAATACGCCGGGAACAAATAGCTCCCCAGCTGACTCTTCCCGTGCCGGGGCGGCATCGCAATGATCAGGCGCTTACATTCGCCAGAGATCACCTTGTCAAACTTCTCAGCAATCAAGCGATGATGCTCACCAACCAGCATCTCCGGCCAAACATACTGACAAAAATCTATGAAGTGAGTACTCGCTCGTTCCTGCGCTTCCAAGAGGTGCAGCCGCAACTCCAGACGTAAACGCTCTTCCTCTATCTCTTTGGGATCATGTGACATCAATGATGCGTGGTTCGAGCTTATTGGGCCGAGGACCACGGGCCAAGTTTTGGGATTTGCATAAATATACCCCACCTGTGCGTTTATGGGAACAAGGGGTACGTTTCGTGGACCGGGGGCCGGGGCGGGGGTCAGGTTCTTCAAACCATTTTGTTTGTCTAAAACTTGGGCGAAGCCGAGCCCTGCGAGGATGGGCGTGTTTATGGCCCTCCGGGGGTCGAGGAGCCGGGGCGACGAGAGTCCAACAGGATTACCGTGGCGAGCCCACCCGCCCCCGCCACCGCCTTTAGGGAAAAAATAAATCAAAAAACCCAAGCTGTCCAATTGCAAATACCTATCAGCGCGGCCGCGCTGATAGCCGTGGGGCGATGGCGCATGAAAAAGCCCGGCGGCTGCCGGGCTGGTGGAGCTGGGCCCGAGGCCCAGCGTGTTTGTGTCGTGTACTTACGAACAGCGCAGCTCGTAGACTGGCACCTCTTTGATCTCGGTGCCCACCTGAACACGCTCGCAGGTCTCACTGTCAGAGCGGATGCGAGCATGGATCAGGACGATGACATCGTCCAGTGTGAACTCATAGGTCCGGGCGAACTGGGCTGCATCCTCATCGGTCCGGACCGTGTGCTCGAACCCCATGAAGAATTCCACCATGTTGACCAGCTGCTGGTCTTTGAAGCCGTCGAGCGAGTACAGGCTCACCGAGATCATGGGCTTGTCTGCCCATGTGTACATCGACAAATAGTGGCGGTCCATGTCGAAGTCCTTGAACGCGCCCGAGTACTTGGCGCGGATCATCATGCGCTTGGACTCGAGGGCCTTGGCCCAGTCCAGTGCGCGGTGGGCGCTGGTGCGTGATTCGCGGATGCTGTTGTTGATTGCACCGATGAGAGGGTTTACTTTGCGAGTGCTCATGACTCTATCCTTTCTGAAGTTTAAGGGCTCAGGTGTTTAGCCTGAGCCCCTAGTATAACGGACATTCTGTCCGTTGTGCAATTTATTTATCGCACGCGCACAACCAGATCCAGGTCGTTGATCTTGTCCTCCAGGTTGAGGTTGTCGTTGAGGTAGTCCTCGACCTGGGAGGATACATCCAGGTTGTTCTCGATCCAGCTCTCAATTCGACTGTCGCATGAGTCCTCGAAGGTCAGCGAGTTTTGCACCCACTCGTCCATCTTGTTCTCCAGGTTGTCGGACATCCAGGCATCCAGGTGCTCGCCCACCATGGACTTGATCAAGTCCATGACTGCGAGTTTCTCAGGGCTCGGGCCCTGAGACTGCGTCCATGCGTTGGCAGCCGTGTTGATCACCACCATCAAGGCAGTGGTGGCGTGAATGTGCTGCTCCACGGGCATCGCGGTGATCACTTCATTGGCATATGCAATGGCTGCATCAAGATCGCAACCGCGTGATGCGAATAGTTTGTTTGTGTGATGGCTGAATGGGTTGGTGCTCATGACTCTATCCTTTCTAAGTCCAGCCACACCTTGTGGCTGGTGTGTCCATTATAGGTGGGCCGCGCACGCGGTCCAATGAATTATTTCTATCGGCCCAGCTGGCGCGATAGTGCGGCTTCTTGCATCCAGCGGCGTGCCACCCCAGCATTGAACTGGCAGTAATTGCGAATGCGTGAGCGCTGATCCGTGTGGTGCCACTTCATTGTGAACAATCGCCCCTGATCATTCATCGCACGGGCGAATAGGCCAAAGTCGCAATCCTCTTCAAGGTGCGCAAGCATGCCCCGCATGTAACTGTAAGGGCTGATCGAATCGAGCAGCCCCAGCCGCTCAAGCAAGGGCAAGGGCACCGCAAGCCACCCGTGCCCCGGGTCTTCGTAAAAATTCAAGCGCATGGTGCGGCCTCCCCCAGCAGCTGGGCCTTAATTGCGCGATATTGCTGCCGCCCGTATTCGCTCATTTCTGTGGTGCTGGGCATGGGCTCGCTGCCCGCGCCCCAGCGGTCCACAACCTCCCAGCCCTTGCCAATGACATAAACCCCATTATCGTGATTGTCACAATCCAAACGATCCAGCGGACCAATGCCCACCGAATCGCTGCCCCCGAAAAATTCACAAATCAACCCGCACAACCGGGCCATAGCGTAGGACTCATCGCCCGACGGGTCACGGTAACCCCGCTCGCGGGCCACGTCTAAAAACGCGGCCACCGATGCCGGGCCTCCGTTCCAATGCAAATAAATGCCCACGCCCATAGTCCGGAGTGTTGACGCTGTGATGACTGCACGATTTCCCATGACTCTATCCTTTCTAAATTGCCGGGGCACCATTGTCCCGGCAATTGCACTGTAACCGGGACCGGGTGCCCGGTCCAATTGCATTTTTTAATCGCCAATGCCCCGCCGATAGCGGGGCACGGGACAAAAAACCGGGGCCGAACGGCCCCGGATCACGCCCCGCGCAGCGCGGACCAAGGCCCCGCGCCACGTTTCAGGCCCCAAGGCTCAGGGACCGGGGGCCCGGTTTAATAGGTTTCACTTTACCCGGTAACCTGTCCCCAATTTCCCGGTTTTCCTCTCGGGCGGCCGGGTAATCTGTCCCCAATTATCGGGCGGTTAATCTGTCCCCAATTATGCGGCCAATAATTCGAGGGCTTTTTGTTTAATTGCGGCCCCGGTGCCAAACCAAGCGGACTCGAGGCGGGTGTTGTCGCTGCGGCCGCGCTCATGGTCCACCAGCTCGGTGACCGCGTTAAGCATTCCCCAGCGGGTGCCCGTCACCCCGTCAATATTCGAACCAATGGCAGCCCCGCTGAATAACTGCATGATGCGCTTGTATCCCTTCGTTTCGGTGATGTCGAGGCGGCCCGTGTGGTAAGGCGTGAGCAGCTCGCGAACAAACGAATCGGCAGCTTCGGCCGTGAGTGATTGCCCGGCCAGCTGTCGGGACTGCACCAAAAAACGCTCCCAATTGTCGGCCACGATGCCCAGCTGCAGCCGGACCTTATCCGCATCGAATCGCTCGGAGTGAATAACGCGCACCTCGCTGCGGTTATCGCCCAGTGCCTGCACGATAGTGTTATTGCAAACCACGCGAACCGTGGTGAATTTCGCCACCGTCGCCATTGTGCCGTCGTATGACGTGCCCAGCAGCAAATAAGGCAGCACAGTATCGCCCCCCAGCACCTCGGCCCCGTCGTTGACTTTTGCCAATGCCCAAACCCGGCGGCCGTGACTCAGTGCCCCGGCGGTCTCCAATTGAAAACCCCCGATTTCGGCGAGCCGTTCAAAAAAGCCCATAACCTCGGCGGGCTGCACCACGTGGTAACCGTCGGACACCACAGCGAGCGCGCCCCCGGTGTCGGAGCGGTGCAGCACTTTGCGGCCCTTGAAGGTTTCGGGTTCTGTTGTCGCGTCGGTGCGATACAGCACCGGGGATTCCAGCACGGTATAGGCCAAACCCGCCTCGCGCGTCCATGTTTCGATTGATGCCCCGGCGGTCAATTGCTGCCCCAGCTTATGCCACGGAGCGTCGCCAGCATATGCTATTGCGGCGCGGCCTGTTGTTTCGTCGATCATATGAGCCATAACTCTATCCTTTCTAAGTT